GAGCGTAATAGATACCTTTTTTGGTGCTAGGTTTTATTTACATAACAACTTAATTGCAGAAATTAAAAACGGCAAATTATTTATTTGCAATTGTGGCTGGTTCAGCAACACAACAAAAGAAAGGCTTAACGGAATTTTAGATTATATCGGCAAACCTCGAATATATCAAAAGCGTTTTGAATGGTTTTTAGATGGTGAAAAATGGAATGGTAACAGAGTAGAAATAAAACTTTAACATTTCTTTAACAAAACTTTAACATTTATAATTATATAGTTATTAACTTAATTGTTAATATTGTATAACAATAATAATTAATAACAATAAAACAATAAACAATGAAAACAATTAACAAACAAGTAAACACATTTAAACAATTAGACACCTTCGAAAAAGTACAAGTTTCAATTTTCGGAACTATTATGACTCTTTTATTAGGTGTGGTCATTAACTGGGGTGTAAGTGGTTTTATTACTGCATCATTTTAATAAAGTTATACTGATGAGGATTTAATATCCGAAACGCTCTTAGGAGCGTCTATAACAACTAATAAAAATAAAACAATGCAATTAAATTTAGATACTAATATTAAACAATGGTATAAAGAAAAATATCATGATGATAATTTAGGTTATCAATTAAGAGATATTACTTTCTTAGAATTATTTAAAAATATAGATAGAGGCATTTGCGTTTATGAAACTATTAACGTTGCTGACTCTATAATTAGAGAGCGTCTGTTTATGGCGTTATCTACTTTATTTAATACAGATTATAATTATATTTATAACAAATGGTTATATAATAACAACAAATAAAACAATTAAACATGAAAGAAATCACAGAAATAAAAATGCTACCAACTAATAAAATCTGCATTCATTATGGCAAACAAATTGAGGTCTTAACCTTGCAAGAATTCAATGATTTAATGAGGTACAGAGTAAGAAAAACAAACAGAGAAAACGACATACGAAGCACTCTTTTAATTGTTATAATGTTAATCACGGGTGTTATCTTAGCAATGAAAATAATTCAAATATTTGGATAATGTTAGAAGAGATAAACAATATAAAAGACATCGAGAAGTTAAAAGCATATTACAGGGCCGATTTAAAATATATAAATTGGTTTAAAAGATATGAGGATTACATTCATAAAGCTTATACAATTATTGATGCTGAGGCCTGCGCCTATGCTGACGGAGATAAAGAATACAAAGAAAACTTTAATAATTAAATAATGGAAATAACAGACACCGAAATTGTAGACATACTTCATATGTATTACCCTAATATATATAACAATATATGTGAACATATACAACAACAAGAACAAGAATAAAAATAAACAGATGAACATTAAACAAATAAAAGAAAACTATCAATATAAATATAGATTTATTGACCTTAATAAATTAGGTGAAATATATGGTTACATGTACAATGTAAATGATAAACAATATTTTATTAATGATAAAGAAACATACTTTAAAATAATAGATTCAGTTTAGTTTGTTTTATATTTAGTTAGTCCGAAAGAGCCTTTAAACCTATGTTTAAGGGCTTTTTTTATATCTCTTATATATATGCATATATTTTGTAAGTTATTGAATTACAGATGAGATATAGAGCTGAGAAATAACAAACAATTTTAAGCTTATTTAAGCATACTTTACACCTCATCAAGTACCTACACACATATAATTAAAGATAGTGTCTTAAAACGTCTCTAAATAGTCTTAGATTAGACGTTTATAACATACATTTAACGTAAATTGAATGTGCTACGGTGGGAGTTACCCATTCTAATGATTTCATCAAAAACGAATTTATCTAAAACTCATATTCTAAAAATATATATATAATTGGAAGTGTATTGGGAAGGTATTATTCGCCCACCTATAATAAATGTTATTTTAAATAATATTTGCTAGATATTTGGTTAGCGTTTACTCGTTGTATGGAATAGTACTAGGGCGACTACGAAAACAACAAAGGGTTTAGTACTGCCATTCACAAGGAGATTTAGAGTATCTGTTCCAACAATCATCCGTATTTATTAGGGTATTGAAGTGTGGCAACTTATGTAGATTTGCAACTACTATATAAAGATAACGATATTTTTGATTTTTGTTTTATTCTTCCATAAACAACTTATTAACAAGAAAACAGAAAGTGTTGATTTTCGTTATCATAGTATGATAAAGGAATATAAACTGTCTGTACCTCAAGCATTGGCAGGAATAACCCTTAGACAGTATCAGAAGTATCTAAAGATACTAGATAAATGGGATAAGGAAGATGAGGTATATATAAAGACAAAGATGCTGCAGATATTCTGTGGATTAGAGATTGAAGATACATTTAAGATTCCCTTAAACAACTTTGATTTCGCTATTGATGTAATAAACAAGTGTTTTAAGGAAGAGACACCTTTAGTACCTAGATTTAGTATGTCAGCCACAGATGAGTATGGAGAAGAGACGGTTGTTGAGTTTGGTTTTATACCAAAGCTAGACGAGATGACATTTGGTGAGTTCATTGATTTAGATGGGTATATCTCAGATTGGGATAAGATGCACAAAGCAATGGCTGTATTGTTTAGACCAGTCATCTTTAAGAAGAATGAGTTCTATAGGGTGATGGATTATGAAGGCAGTCATAAGTATTCTGATGTAATGTTAGATATGCCAGTTAATGTAGCGATAGGGGCGATGGTTTTTTTTTATCGTTTAGGGAGCAAATTACCAAGCTATACGCTGGATTATTTACAACAGGAGCTGAAAGGGAAGGCGATTCCACCACAGCTCAAGGAAACTTTGGACAAAAATGGGGTTGGTATCAATCAATATTTACAATCGCTCAAGAAGATGCAGCAAAGATTGACAAAGCTACAAAGCTTCCAGTACACACCTGTTTAATGTACTTAGAATATATAAAGGATAAGACAAGAATAGAGAATGCTTTAATAAAAAAGGCACATAGAAAATAAATATGACACAAGTATACGACTTATTAGACAAGATTAAAGATGAACTAAGAGCTAATCATCACATGAATAGTGTTAGCTTTGGTGATATAACAGAGGTTAACCTTAACAAGATGGATATATTTCCATTAGCACACCTAAACATCTCTAATGTAGTAATAGATTCACAGTTTATGACATTCACTTTGCAGATATTATGTGCAGACATAGTAGATTATACAAAGGAAGTGGTTACTCCAGACCAGTTTTATGGTGTAGACAACTTGCAGGATGTACTAAACACACAATTACAGGTAATCAACTTAATATATTCTAAGCTTAGAAGAGGTTCTTTAAGAATAAACAAGCTACAAGTAGATGAAACAATAAGTTGTCAACCATTTAAGGAGAGATTTGAGAATGAGTTAGCTGGTTGGGAAGCAGAAATAGACATTAAGATGATTAATGATATAAGTATCTGCTAATGAAACAAGATTTAGTTAGAAGAGCATTAGAAAGATTAGGTTCAGAGGCTTTAGAGCGATTAAGAAATAATTTGTCTAAAGACAGAACAAGGGCTTCTAACAAATTACATGATACTATGTATTATAAGATAGTAGGCACAAATATAGACATATTTATGTCCTCCTATGCAATGACTGTAGACGAAGGAAGAAAGCCTTTCGCAAAAGTTCCTAAAGGATTTGCAAAAGACATAGAAAGATGGATGAGTTTTAAAGGAATTAGTCCAGAAGGAGGAAAAACAAGAATGCAATCAGCAAGAGCTATTGCTAATAGCATATTTAGAAGAGGAGCTATAAAGAGATTTGGCTATTCTGGTAGCAACTTTATAGACAGAGCAGTAAACAACGTAATGAATGAGTTTGATGACGACTTACTATCAGCTTGGGTAAGTGGTTTAGACGAAGAATTAAATAAAATAAAATAAAAACAAATGGCTAAAATAAACGTAAGAAGCCCATACTTTGTAAATGTATCAGCTACAGGGCTGACAAGTGCAAAATTAGAATTAATTATTTATCATGGAGCTGCAAATACTTCATTTGGTACTCCTACTTACATACTAAGTTCTACAGCAGTAGATGCAAAGGTTAATTTTGAGATAAGTAGTTTAATAAAAGACTACATTAATGGACAATTTAATGGTGGTTATCCAAATACAGGAGCAACAGAGGCAGAAGCAACAACAATATTTGTAGATTATAGAGTTACAGAGGCAACAGCAAGTGGTTCTACAGTAAAAAGTCCTGTTTATGGAGTTAGGGCTTATGATGGGTTTGGATATTTCGAGGATGGTGCTAATCCACAATTTGAGCAAGGATACTTGCAATCAAACACAACAATATTAAAACTAGATGATGCTCCCTTAAGAATACCCATAGACCCTACAAACACAACAAGTGTGGCTTTCTTTAGCAATGGAGAAGAAATATATACTTTTAGTCCATCAGGAACATACACAATACAAAATCAAATACTTTACATAAGCAACGCTGCTTCAGGAGTAGACGGTTATGAAGACAGGGTTCTTTTAGCTGGAGGAACTTTTGAAGGCTCTAGTTGTTTAGATAAATTCTTAAGTCAAATAGGGGTTTATCCTGCTGATACGGTATATGTAAACGAAACAAGCGGTGTAACTAAGATTGATGTGCAAAACATAGAAGAATGTAAGCATACTCCTTATAAACTAACATTTATAAACAAATTTGGTGCATATCAAGACTTATGGATGTTTAAACGTAGTGATTTGTCTATATCTAAGACAGAAGAAGAGTTTAGGTCTAATATTATAAGCAACGGCTCTTATAATACTTACAGTCATCAATACAAAACCTTTAATGTTAACGCAAAAGAATCTTTAACACTAAATACAGGCTTCTATCCTGAAGATTATAATGAAGTATTTAAGCAAATGATGCTAAGTGAAAGAATCTGGATAGAATATGACAATAAAACACTACCTGTTAAGGTTACATCAAATGATTTCTCATTTAGAACAAGATTAAACGACAAATTAATCAACTACACAATACAAATAGAGTTTGCATACGATAAAATCAATACTGTTAGATAATGCGTAGAGAAGTAGAGCTATATATAAATACAGCAGGTTATGGAGAAGCTATAACTTATCAAAGACTAGACTTGTTTGAAGAACAATCTATCAACATAACCAACTCTTTGCAAGATATAAAAGATATTGCAAAGGTGTTTACTGATTTTACTCAGCAATTTAGTGTTCCAGCTAGTAAACCAAATAGTAAAGTATTTAAGCATTACTATAATTTTGATATAGATGGAGGATATGATGCTAGAGTAAAAAGAGAGGCTATAATCAAGATAAATGGTCAAGACTATAGAGAAGGGTTTATAAGTTTAAGTAGTGTAAGCATGAAGAAACAACTTCCTTATGCTTATAAAGTTATTTTCTATGGCAAAACAGTAAACCTAAAGAGATTATTTGGTGATGATGAGTTAGACGACTTAGCTAACTACCCAAATGCTTATCTAGCGCAGTTTAATCAAGATTATAGTGCAGCAAACGCACAAACAGGATTTACAAATGGATATAATTTAGTAAGTGGAAGTTTAGCTAGCAACACAGGTAGTACAGCAGGAGATTTATGTTATCCATTTATTAGTGGTAAGTCTCATTATTACTATGATTCAGCTCATGATAACGGACCTGAACTTAATGAAGATGTTTCATCAAGAAATTTAAGGCATCACACGACAGGCTCTAATTTGAATGGATTAGACTTGATAGATTTAAAGCCAGCCATACGCTTATATCACATAATTTTAGGAATAGAAGACAAATACGGTCTTACTTTTACTAAAAATGGCACAAATGACTTTTTTAGCACCTCTAACAATCAATTTTATCAACTATATCTGTGGTTACATAGAGAAAAAGGAGATTTATCAAGTCAAATAGCAGAAAGCGTGTTTTCTATAGACTTAGATGACTATGCTTTTACAAATACTACGCCTACAGGTCAACCAGACCCTAGAAGCAACAGTAATCAAGACTTGGTTACATCTTTAACAGACCAAATAGTTGAAACTGTAGAAGTCTACTATAATTATACTATCTCAGTAACGCCTTCAGGAACAGGCTTGTATTCTTTAGAAATGTTAGATACACAAACAGGTAATTTAATTACACCTACATCTAACGCTACAGATTTATCAGGAAGTAACGTACAAGTAACAAGAACCTTTGTTATAAGAAAAGACAGTACTGATTTTGGTACACAGACATTTACACCTGTATTTAAAGTAAAAACACAAGCAGGAATAACTTCTTTCAAGGTAGATTCCTTAGCAATAACAAAAACAGTTAGAGAGGTTGACTTGGGTTCTGGTAGTGCTAGTGAGGTTGGGTATGATGCAAACTATACTTTTAATAGTGGAGTTCCTAACACTATAACTACAGGGTTAGATGTAGTAGATAATATGCCTAAAATGAGAGTTATAGACTTCTTAACATCTATATTTAAGATGTTTAACTTAACAGCATTTTATGATGATAGAAGAATATTAGCAAACGGAACTACAAATGCTGATTTTGGTAAAATAAAAGTAATGACTGTAGATGCCTTTTATTCTGAAGGAGTTAGTTATTCTATCGACAAGTATTTATATACAGATAAACACACAGTTAGTAAAGCAAATATATATTCAGAAATAGACTTTCTTTATCAAGACCCTTCTACATTTGCTATTATAAACAGTAATGAAATAACAAATGATGAGTTTGGAAATGAGAAGTTAACAAACAGAAGTGCTGACATAAACAACCCATTAGCATTTGATGGAGGTAAATATGAGGTTAAATTAGGTTTTGAGCATATTATGTTTGAAAGAATGACAGACCAAAATGACGAAACAACTAGAACAACAATACAATGGGGTTGGATGGTTAATAAAGATGAGTTTCCAGTATTAGGAAAACCTCTGGTTTTTTATTGTCATAAACACGACACAACATCATATCCTATAGTTTTATCTCAAACTCCTACTGTTAGTTTAAATCAATATATAAGACCAGCAAACACTTTAACAGTAACATCAGGAAGTAATCTACAAACTATACATTTTGGTGAAGAAGGTGATGAGTATTTTGCACAAGCTAATCCTGAGAGTTTGTTTAAGAACTACTATTTTAACTATATAGTTCCTATATACAATGAAAAGTCAAGATTAAGTAAGTTTCAGGCTATTTTACCTATAGACATAGTTATTAAGATGAAATTAAACGACAGATTTGTTTTATCAGGCAAAAGCTACAAGATTAACTCAATAAAAATGAATATTAATACAGGAAAAGCAGATTTAGAATTAATAAACGAAGTATAATGATAAGGGATATAATAGATTTATTAGGAGCAGCAGATTGGCATATAGATGATGAGGATATAAAGATAGCCAAAGGTAAATATTTAGCTCCTACTAATTGGAAAGAATTTAAAAACGCAATAAAACGAAATAAGTAATGGCAACTAATTCATCAGTAAAGAAAATAATAACTATTGAAGTTCAAGGTAATCAGGCTAAAGCATCTATGGATGGAATTACTATGAGTACTAAACAGCTTAATCAAGAGCTTAAAAGTGTACAAACAAACATGAAGGGAACCTCTAATGCTTCTGGAGGTGCAACTGCAACAGTATTAGAACTTGGTCGTACTATATCTGACTCGAATTACGGTATTAGAGGTATGGCAAACAACCTTTCTCAGTTAGTATCAAACTTAGTGTTTACTACTAGAGCAGCAGGAGGTTTGTCTGCTGGTTTTAAAGAAATATGGTCAGCCATGATGGGTCCTCTTGGTTTAATATTAGCGTTTCAAGGTGTAATTGCTTTACTAGAAAGATTTAGTATGGAGCAAGATAAAGCAAAAGATAAAACAAGTGATGCTACAGATGAAATAGATAGACAAATAACTTCTTTAGAAAAACTTACTGCCCTTACACTTCCTATAACAGAAAACTTAAGAGCGATTGACGGTTTAAATGCTGGTGTTTTATCATTAAGCGAAACGGTAGAGATATTAAATAAAAAATACAAAGACTTTAGAGGTGGGTTTCAGAAGCTTTCAGAAGAACAAAAGAAAGACCCTGCTACTGTAATGAAGCTTGTAAAGGTATATGAAAAGTTTATAAAAACAAGAGGTGAGCTAGAAAAGAAAACAGAAAAAGCAATAGAGCTTCAAAGGCAAATAGAAGAAAGCGGTGGTGAGTTTATTAAATCTGGAGGTTTAATAACTAGAAATCCTCTAGCATTACAATTAGACGGTTTAAATATAAGCATACAAAAGCTTTTAAAAGAAGAAAACAGGCTTTCTAACTTTTTTACCTTTGTTAAAACTGGTGGTTCTTCAGGAGGTAATAATGAGAAAAAACCAGAGCAACAAGACCCTATAACTTTAGGAGAAGACTTGTTTCCTTTATTAATGGATTTAGATTATGAAGCAGGTCAAGCTCGATTAGATTTTCTTAGGGGTTTAAGTGATGAAGCTGTCATAATAGCTCAAGAGGGTAATATAAATTTATTAAATGAGGAAATATTACACAAACAAAATTTAGCAGACGAAATGAAGGCTGGTACTTTAGAGAGGTTTGAGGCAGAACATGAAATATATCTAATGAGGTTAGAAATGCAGACTATGGAATTTGAGCATGAAATGATGTTGATAGAAAAAAAGCAGCAAGCTCAAGAACAATATGTTGGATTTGTTGCTGGATTAGGAGGGATATTAAGAGATATTGCTGGAGAAAACGAAGCTTTAGCAAAGATGGCTTTGGTTGTAGAGAAAGGAGCAGCTATCGCTGGAGTAGTAGTAGCAGCATCAGCCAGTATTGCTAATAGAACAGCAATGCACGCTGCAATACCTGCATTCATACCGCCATTTGGAATACCAAACCCAGCAAAGGTTGCTGATGGTATAGCTATGGCTAAAGATATTACTATGACTAAGGTTGGAGCTGGGATTTCTATAGCTGCAATATTAGCTTCAGCTATAAAAGGAGGAAGAAAAACAATTCCTTCAGGAGTGAGAGCGACAGGTGGTGATACTGGCGGTGGAGGTAGAACCTTTGATTTTAATTTAGTAGGAACTACAGGGACTAATCAACTAGCAGAAGCAGTAGGCGCACAATTCCAAGAACCAATACAAGCTTTTGTTGTAAGCAGTCAGATTACATCACAACAAGAACTAGATTTAGAAATATCAACAGGTGCATCACTTGGTGATTAATATAAAACAAATAATATAAAAATCGTTATCAAAGTATGGAACAAGATATTATAGAACTATTTATAGACGAAGAAAATGATTTTTCTG